CGCTTTGCGCGGTGTGGTCCACCGAGTTGATGATGTCGGTGAGGGCGTTGAGCTCGGACTTGGCCAGGGCCGTGGACCGCGCAATGGCAGCGGCGGCATGGGCCTGGTCGACCAGGCGGGCCTTGTCCTCGGCCGAGGCGCCCGAGCGATCAATGGCCGCGAGCTGCTTGGCGAGCTCGAGCTCGACCTTGCGCACCGCGACGATCTTCTCGCGCTCGCGGGTGGTCTGGCCCAGCAGGCCCACCTCGTCGGTGTACAGCAGGGCCTCTTCTTCGACCTTGCGGGTGTATTCCTCCTGGGCCTGGGCCAGGGTTTTATAGTCCTTCACCCGGCTGGCGGTCAGCAAGCGTTCTTGCTCGGCCACCTGGGCCCGGAGTTCGGCCACGTAGTCGGGGCGGAATGAATCGCTGCTGTCAGCCTCCTGCAGCTTGAGCTTCATCTGCTCGAGGCGGAATTCCTCGATCGCGGTCTTGCCCTTGCCCCAGACCGCATTGGCGGCATCGAGCTCGCTGGCCTGCTGGCCAATGGCGGCGGCGGCTTTTTTGGTGTCGGCCACCAGGGCGTCGTAGGCCTTTTGCGAGTCGGCCACGGCCTGGGCTTGTTTTTCTTGTTCGGTGCGGCTGGCCTGCACCTGCACATACCGCTGGGCCTCGACGAGGGCCGCTTCCTTGTTGGCCCGGGCCACGCCCGAGATGCTGGTCTTGAGGTCTTCCTGGATGCGGGCGACGAGCTTTTCGCTGTCGGAGAGCTTGGCGCCTTCAATGCCACGTTCCTTGATGCGGGCCGTGAGGGTTTCTTCTTCCTTGATCAGGGCCCGGATGCGGGCGACTTCGTTCTCGCCAGCGCCGGCGGCCGTGCTGGGCGCTTTTTCTTTGTACTTGTCGCGGATGTTCTGGATCAGGGCATCGCGTTCTTTGGCGCTGATCTCACCATCGGCCGCCTGGTACTGGGCCTGCACCTTGGCGATCTCCTGGCGCATCTTGAGCTCGTTGCCCAAGAACTTGGCTTGTTCCTGGTCGAAGGCCGCCCGGGCCTTGAGGCGTTCATTGCCTTCTGCCAGGGCCTTGCTGTTTTGTTCCTGGGCATAGGTGGTGGCGGCGACCGCTGCCGCCTGGGCCTGCAGGGCCGGCAGGATCTCTTTGGAGACCACCGTGTCATCGAACATGCCCCGAATGGCCTGGGACAAGCTGGCGTTCTTCAGGCCATTGCCGCGCATCACCTCGTTGATCTGGGCGTTGATGGCCGCGAGCTGGTCCGTGGGCGTGGCGCTGCGCCCCAGGTCCATGATCACGTCGCCAGCCATCTTGGCGGCATCCTTGATGCCCAGCCAGGCCCGCTCGACATACCCCAGGTTCTGCAGAATGGATTGCGCCCGCTGCTCGGTCATCGAAGCGTAGGCATCCTGCGCGACCTTGGCCGCATCGGTCGCCCTGCCCTGGTCTTCCAAGGCCTTGATCTGTTTGTAAAGCGCGACCGTCAGGTAGTTCGTGCTCTCGTTGAGCTTGAGAGACGCCTGCAGCGGGGCTTCGCCGAGTTGCGCAAAGGCCTTGGCGGTCTCGGCGACCGAGGTGCCCACGGCCCGCTCCATGTCCAGAGCGGACCGGGTGTAGGTTTGCAGGCTTTCGCCCGCCACCCTGCCCGTGCTGGCCATCTCGATCAAGGCGGCCGACGCTGCGGACTGCGTGCCCTGCATGACCGCCAGGCCTCGGGCCATATCCTGCATCTGGCCGGCGGTGACGCCTGCGGCATTGCCCGACAGGGTGATGGCCTTCTGGAAGGCGGAGGCCTCTTGGCTGCCTTGGTAGTAAGCCAGCCCCAGGCCCGCCACCGCTGCAATGGCCAGGTTCGTGGGCGTGAGGAGGCCGCCGATATAAGTGCCAAGCGCCTTGGTGGCGTTGCCCACGCCACCGAACATGTCCTTGAGCTGGCCACCCTGCTGCATCAGCACGGTGAGCGGCTTCTGGCCCGCCTGCAGGCTGACCACGATGTCGGTGACCTGGGCCGGCACCATGCGCATAGCGGCTGCCGTTTGCGCGGCCGAGGCGCCGAGCTGCTGCATGGGGGCCGTGGCCTGGCCCAAGCCCTGCCCCAGGCTGTTCGCCTGGGACTGCGCAGCCTTCATGTTGGCGACGAAGGCCTGCAGCGCCTGGGCGGTCTGGTCGTCCGCGGTCAGGACGATGGTGGTGTTGGGGTTGGTCATGGGGCCAGCCCTTCGACATCCATGCGCTCGATACGCGCCACGCACGCCACACACGCCATACGTTCGGCAGACAGGTTCTCACGAGCCGCGGGCCTTGCGGTGCTCGGCCTGGTAGGCGTGCATTTCTTGCAGCCAGGCCGCTTCGAGCATTTCCAAACACTGGAAGAGGTCGATGCGCTGGGCGTCGTCCAAGCCGTAGGCCAGCTCGTAGCGGTGCAGCGTGGACCAGTCCATGCCGAGGAAGTGCAGCGCCCCGTCCGGGCCCATGAGCGCACGCCACGCAAACTGCATGCGCCGGAAGATGGCCAAGGGGATCTGGTTGTCAGGGAAGACATTCAGGGACGGGGGCTCGGTGAGTTGCTGGAGAAGGGCGAGGTGCTTGCCAAAGCCCAGGCGGCTGGCGGCGGCTTCATCGGGGGGCTGCGCTCCGCGCACCAGGACGCGGGCGCAGTCCTTCAGTTTTTTGCGCGGGCCTTGCTGTTCCAGTGGGCGTCGCGGTAGGCGTCAAAGATCTCGCGCGGGGCCCGGTGGAAGCGGCTGATCAGGAGCTGTACGTTCTCAGGCGTGAAGGGCCGGCCAGGTGCCTTCCAGTCGTTGATGAGCATGCCCAGGATCTCGGCATCGGTCTTGCCCTCGATGTCGGTGGGCAGGGCCTCCATTTCTTCGCGGGTGCGGTACTTGAACTCGATCGGCAGCACCTGGTCAGGCTGGGCGCCCGGGGTGGTCAGGATGACGTCGATCCAGAAGGTGGCGGGCAGGTCGAAGGTGAAGGGGATGGCGGCGGCAACAGTGGCAGCAGCGGAGGCAATGGCAGTCGGGTTCATGGTGCGGAGTTAGGAACAGTTGGGGGAGGAGGAATGCACGGGGATGACACCCCCGTGCGAGGTGCGTGCAGATCAGTTCGGGTACACCGTGGGCATGTTCTGGGCCTCGATCGAGACCTTGGTCTGCACCACGCCCTGGGCCTGGCCCGTGGGCACGCCGGCAGCGGCCACGTAGCCCAACAAGAGCATCTTGGCGCCCGTGCCAAAGCGCAATCGCACGGCCCGCATGCTCTTGGCCTTGTAGGCCTTGTTGCATTCCACAAAGCCCGGGTCGGCCAGATCAAAGATGTTGTCCATGCCGAACGACAGCGGGCTCACGATGGTGGGCACACGCTTGCGCACGTTGTCGTGGATGGTGGTGACGTCGGCAAACTCAGGGTCACCGCCCGACACGTTCACGCTTTGCACCGTGGCAAAGCTCGCGCCGAAGGTGACGACCTGGAAGCTGCCGGCCACCAGGCTGTCGTAGGTGCTGGTGTCTTCGTTCTCGAGCTCGAAGGTCTTGGCCGCGGGGTTGACGTTGGCGATGCGGAACAGGCGTTTGTCGACCTGGTACATGCCTTGGGCGGCCATCAGGATGATGTCGCCCACGTTCGGGTCAACAGCGCCCGAGTACTTGGCCACGCCGGTGGCGGCTTTGCTGATGCTGACCAGGGTGATGGCGGCACCCAGGCCGGTTTGCACGTCAATGCCGACGTTGCTCCAGAAGATAGCTTGTCCCATGAAGGTTTCCTTTGAAGGTAAGAGGTGGGAGATGAGGAAGTGGGGCTAGAAGGGCTGGACCGAGGCCGGGGCACTGGCGTGGCGCACCAGCAGGGTCACCGTGGCGCAGGCGGTCTGATCGCCGTCCACGTCGTAGTCCACGCTCAGGCTGTGGGGGCTCACGCCACCGGCCACACCGCCCAAGCTCGGGTCCTGCTGCAGCCGGGTGTAGACCCTGGCCAGCAGGTCGTCCACGGCCTCATCGGCCGGGGCCAGGGTGTTGCCACGGGCGTAGCACTCGACCGAGACGGCCGTGCCCCAGACCATGACTGC